GTGTATGCTGTTGTTGGCAATTTGGTATTGTCTGATGAAAAGAGATATTACAAAATTGCCAGTTACTTCAGCAAATACCCCAGTGAAGACCAGTTCCCTAATGAGAATGTTGGCGGATGGATGGATGCCCGCATTGAGACCCTGATGCCCACTTTTGACCTGCCAGCATTCCGGCTGTGGTTAGAAGGTGTTGCGGAGGGTAAGAATGACGTGCTCAAAGCGCCGTTGTTTGACGTTATCCCACCTATTGCTTCCATTAACGTACCTTCAGTAGTTGATGGAGACGTGCATGTTCCAGCTGGATCACCTGATCCTTTTGCGACAACAAGTGCAAAGCCTGTGACCATTGTCCCGGTTTGCAATCCTGTTATCGCTAACCCGGTGATCAGTACGCTACCTCCTTCGATACGCCCAATCGCGCAACCCAATGCTTCTACCAGTGCTGGTGGTTGCTTCGTTGCCAAGGACAAATTGAAGAAGAAGCCGAAGAAAGCTGTGAAGACGAAGGCAGCCAAGAAAATTGTCACTCCTCCTCCACCACCACCAGTGGTGACTGTGACAATGGAGTACCCAATGCAGCACCCTGAGGATTTCAGTGAAGATGACGAGCCGTGTGCTTCACGTGGACCAAGGCCACCGCCCGAGCCTGAGTCACCAACCTACGACCCCTACCTTGCGACATCTAATAAGGATGAGGTCGAAGAGTGGGTTCCAGCGGTGCAGAATAACCAGGATAGTTTGGCCGAAACTATCAGGGTTATGTCTGAAAATCCCTTCCCTGCCGCCCAATAGGGTGGGAAGGTCCCCACCATGTGGGGTTAAACTGAGTGTCTTGGGGCAGATGGCAACTGCTCCTCGTACCCTTTCTCACACTCAGTATAATCTCTGACCAAAATGCCAACCAAGCAACAAGCTCCAGGTAGATCTTTTGTGCAAAACCCTTCTCAGAAGGCTATTGCTGCAGGAGTGATGGATGTGTTGAAAGGACTGCTTCCTAAGCAATCTAAACCACGCAAACGTCGTGGGAAACCAAAACGTCAACAAAAGCGTGGGACCTTTATTTCAAATGGGTCCTCAATGTCAGGTCAAGGTGCCTTTGCTTCCAATAGCTTAGGTCCTTACATGCCACGTCAAATTTCTGGTATGTCTGACATTCCCGATTTCGAAATCGCGTACAATGGTGCTGACATTGTACTGGGTGGAGCAACTACCACCACCGCCCCTGGCACATTAGGCATTGCCTTTTGGGAACCTAAGGGGCCCAGTTCAACTGGTG